GTGCTCCAGTAATGATAGTAGCTCTAGTGGATTCTGCATTAGCAGCATCAGAATCCCATTCAAAAACCGCACTGTTGTGAATTAGAGCAATGAGTTTTGAACCTAGGTTATCTAAAGACCATAGACCTGGATCAGTAACTTTGTCAGTGTTAGCTGCAGCTGATCCCCAGCCAGTCCATTGAGATGTGTCTGTAACAGTAGCACCATTAGAATGAGCAGCCCTTGTAGAGTTTCTTACTGCTCTAGTAATACCTGTTAAATCATTTCCAGAAACTCCTGTGTAAGAAATTTCTTCTGTTCCTACTTGAACATAATTTGTACCTGATGTTGGAAAGCCTGTTGTGTCAGTTAAAGTAATGGAAGTTCCTGAACCTCCTGTTCCTGCAGTATCGTTTAATAAAGCTCCATTTAAAGTAGTGGTAACAGATCCTAAAACCTTACCACCAAATAAAGATATACCCCATCCAAAAGCTCCAACTTGTTCAGCCGGTCCGACGTGATAATATCTATAATAAGTTATTCCTCCTGAAGCAGAAGCTCCACTTCCTGTTTCAGCACTAGGCATTGTAATAGTAAAATTACTTGAATCTACTATTGAAGTTACCATAAATTTTTTATCACAAAAATCTGATGATCCAAAATTAGAATCTGTAATAGCACTAAAAGTTGAAGAGTCACCAAATAAACAAATGTCTCCAGCTTGAAAACCATGAGAAGAAGCTGTAATAGTTACAGTTGGTGAGTTATTAGTAGTAGTAAATGCATTAGAGATAGCTGTTCCTGATGGATTAACTAAAGGATGAATGTCATAAAAGACACCTCCAGTGTATACATATAAAATTCTATTGGTTCCAATTGCAGCGTACTTTTGAGAATTAGCATTAACCATATGATGAAGTGCACGAGTTGCACCGGTTAATTTACTTTCTCCTAATTGATTCCACCCACCTACTTTTTCAGGTGTGCCATATCTAAATCGAACGTTTTCACCTTCGACCCATTGTGCTTCAGCCCCTGTCGGTGTAATTTGTTTATTGAACCCAGGTAAAAAACCTATTTTTTGTAACATATAACTCCATCATATTATGTATTCCTTATTGGTGGAATACCTAACATCGGCCTTTTGTCGAACCTGTTCTTTTCAGCAAAAGGACCATTTACATGGTTATAATGAAGAAATACTTGTCCGCAAGTATTACCTTCAAACGGTTCTCTCCAATGCTCTAAATCACATCCACTATATACCAGCATATCGCCGACTTCAAGTAAGACTTTAGTGCCTTTGGGAGCGTTAGGTTTATGTATATTTCTTTGTTCATCTATAACACTATCAGCACCTGTGCCATCTATAAAAATAGGCCACGGATTACCACCTAAATTAATAGTAGTAGATATTTCACAACTAGGTCTATCTTTATGCCTTTTTAATTCGTCTCCATGCTTATATAATCTAGCGTATGAATAAGTTGGAATTAAATTTAGGCCTGTTTCTTGCTGCATTACTGGTAGTACTTTCATTAAAAGGGTCTCCATTACAGGATCTGCATAATGAGAATAAGTGTTTGGAATCTGTTTGTCAGTCCATGTGCCAAGCATTCCAGTATCATAAGTAATATTATTTTCATACATCCATTTAACTGCATCTCGTTTAAGAAGAAAATAGTTAAACACAAAATTAGCTAACTCATAGCTAATTGCTTTTTTAATTATTTGATATTTATTAAAAGCCATCTTGTAAAAAATTAAAACTTACTGATATTCTGTTTTCATTTGATTTATTGGGTTGTACAGAATGCCATAGCCACGCTGGAAACACTATAGCTCTATTTTCTTTAGGTTGTAAGTGAAGGTCTCTCCACAAATGTTTAGGAGGTTCGCCTTTTTTTCTATTTGGCATGCACGTTTGAATACCTGGTCTTGGATCACTGCAAACTAATTGACCAGAATTAGGTGGAGTTTTTACATAATAAACACCACTAAATAAAGAATTAGGGTGCACGTGAGGTTTATTATAACCTCCAGGTGGGTTTATGTTAGCCCACATATTTCCAATTTTAACTCGTCCATCTAACCACTCTTCGTTAAATACTTCATAAACCATCTTAAATAATTCATCTACTAAAGGTTTATATTCTATTTTAGTATGCATATTTGTTTCACTATGCCAACCATCTACATTTGTTTTTGTAATTCCTTTATCCTCCTTTGACCATTTAATAATATTTTGTGTCATTTGATTTAGGTCAAGTTGAAAATCTTTTGCGTATAAAATAGTGGGAAAAAATCCTTCTTTAATCATCTAAATGGTTTACCTCCAAACCAAACAACAAGAGATTGTCTTATTCCTTTTGTTACTGGCTGTACTCTATGATTTAAAAAAGATGCAAAAACTATGGCCTGACCTTGTTTAAGTTCTGCAAATTTACCAGGTGCCATTAACTCTAAATGTCCACCTTCAAACTCTGATGGATCATTTAATAAAAGAGTCATTGATATTTTTCTAACCGGTGGTTCATGAGCCATGTGTGTATCACAATCCATATGCCAATCATAAAACCCTCCTTCAGGATATTCTGTAAATTGTGCATTCTCTGTAATTCTTATGTCACCAAACCCAAAATGATTTTCATTTGCTTTTTGAATAAAAGTATCAAGATCATTATACATAGGTTTCATTTCTTTAAATGGTAACCATGATATTGTAGTTACTCTTTTCTTTGTATCTGTACCACCTCCAGGTTTACCCATACCAACTTGTGCTTGTTGTGGTTTTTGTCGTCTTCCAGCTTCTATAATTTGTCTACATTGATCTGGTGTAAATAATGGAGTGGTTGTTGTTATAATCCAACTTTTCCATTTAGGTTCAAGTATGTGTTTATTTTTGTACATTAACTTATTCCTCTATTTTGAACTGGATTATAATCAACATCCATATTTGCTGCAAGAGTTCTTCTCATTCCAGGTCCATTAAAAGGATATACACAATGTCTCATGTCATATGGAAATACAAAAAAATCTCTTTCTTTAATTTCTGGTTGATAATCTATATTTGCAAACTGTCCATTAGTTGAACCTAATATCTGTAGCTTACCGTTTTGTGGTTGGTCGGCTGATGAATATTCTACCCCATAGGATTGTGGTAATTTTAAAATCATAACGCTAGACAAACCAGTAAAAAACATTCCTTGGTGCACGTGCACTGGATTGTATTCATGTTCAAACATTGTGTTAACCCATACAGAATTAAAATGCATAGTATAATTTTTTATTTTATTCCATTGTAAATAATGGTCAAATGTTTGTTCAAACCAATTTAATACATTACGTGGTAAATGATTATGTTTAGTCATTTTGTCGTTATCCACACCATCATAAAATAAACTATGTTCTTTTTCTATTTTACCCACCAACTGTTTGTTAGCAGGCTTAAGTTTAGAATACTTTGATTCATAAATATGATTAATAATATTATATACATCAAGAGGCACTTGATATCTCAATACTGATTGACCTAAAAAAATAAAATTAAAATTTAATGTGCCCATATTTTTCTCTAATACTTAAAGGAATTTTTTCTATATAAGGATTATAAACCTTTTCAATTTTTCCTGTATGTAATTTGTGCATATTCTTTCCTACGATTGTGTCGTCATATTCTATACCATTTATATTAATATTTTTCAAGTTTTCAAAATAATGTGGATAGTATGGCTCTTCTAAAAATTTATATATTTTTTGTAATTCTTCTTTAGGGTTTTTTATAAGATCATTAAATTTTACAAAATGACAAAGATCAGAATAATTAAAAGAATTTTTAATTGCTTTTAATTCTTTTGCTACAGCGCCGTCAACGTTCATTAGTCTTAATAATTTTTGTTCGTCTGTAGTATCTCCATACTTATTAGGAAATGCATCAGGGTTTTTTGTATACCATTTTATATAACTTGCTAACACATCCATTAAATCTCTAAGCAAAACAATACATTTAAAAGGGCGTTTAAAATATTTTTTTATTAATTCAAAATTACCTGGATTACCTGTGGCCATTACAGGTCCACGATCAATAATAATTCGTTGCGGCCAATGTTTATAATAATTATCATACACCGAATCTAACACATTATCTAATGACTTGTGGTCTGGAAAATTTTGAAACACGTCTGTTGTTTTTAACAAGTATAGATCTTTCATAATCTCAAGAGTTATAGAATTAGCTGTGCAAACTACATCGGGATTTTGATTCATGATAGATGCCAACAAGGTGTTCCCTGATCTTGGCATTGCAACTAAAAAGAAAAGTTTTTTATTTTTCTTTAGCTCCGAGGTCATGAGACAATTGTTCTTTCTTGTTGTAAATCATTTCTCCTGATTTCTTAACTCTTTCTATTGTTTTTAATTGACCTAACACATTAAACACTTCAGGTTGAGAAGAACCAGAAGTTAATGTTTCTGCCTTATTTTTCATAATGTGATGATACGATTCTAATTGATGTCTGTTAACATCTTGCGTATTAAACGAACCGTCATCAAATTCTTTCTTTAATGTAGACCATAATTTAATTTCCCTCATTCTATCACGAGCTACAAGTTGCATGTTAGCTAAACCGTATCTTGTTTCATCAAGATCTATTTGATATTTTTCTAGTTTGTATTCGTCTTTTTCTGTTTCTACTTTTTTCTCTAACCATTTAAGTTTTGCTTCTTGTCTTCTACAATCAAAAGATAGAGACATTAGGTTTTCTAAAAATACGTTTTGTTCTCTAACACACTGCCAATACTTTGCAGCTTTAGTTGGATATTTCATGTCTTGTAAAACAGACATTCTCATTTCTGTTTCAGTTCTAAATACCTGTTTCTTAGTCCAAGTATCTCTAAGCTCAGAAGTCATTGCTTTAAATTCTTTTACATCCTCCGGATCTAATAAGTTATTTAAGCTAGGTGCTTCTTTTTCTATTAATGCATGTATATTACGTTTTTCTGTCATATTGCTCCTTTCATATATACTTTCTAATATAACAATTTTTAACTCGTTGTCAATGTACTTGCTGTAGCTGTTTCTGTTGCTCCAGTAAATTCTTCTGTTGCAGCAGTATTGCCAGGAGCTGCTCCTCCACCGGCTATAAGTGCAGCTGTTGCAGTTCCACCGCCCATACCTTTGTTTCTTCCCGTATTAAAATTTGCGGTAGTAGCCCAAGCAGTACCATCGTAAGTGTTAGTTTTTGCCGGTTGACCACCTGTTGCTAAACCTGCTGTTTGAGTTCCTGTTGCTCCTTGTGCTCCTTGTGCTGTTGTTTCACTTATAGTAACAACATTTCCACCTTCTGAAAATGAAGATCCATTATATTCTGCTGTTTTTTGAGTGTAGCTATTAGGGGGTGTTCTACCTGCAGCATAGTAAGCCGCTGTTTGAGTTCCACCCGACATCCCTTGACCTTTTGCCTCAGGCATATTTCCAGGTGTAGCAGTCCAAGATGTACCATCATATTCAAAAGCAGTATCTACTACATTTGCAGCATACGGTTGAGCCGTAGATCCTCCCATAATTAATCCTGCTGTTAATGTTCCACAGTTTCCAGCAGATTTACGAGCTGCTGGTAAATTAGTTTCTTCCGACCAAGAAGAGCCATTATATTCTTCTACTAAAGATTGAGGATTATTAGGTGCTGTATAACCACCTGCAGAGACTGCAGCAGTTGAAGTTCCAAATCCTGCCATATAACCTCTTGCAGTATTTAAAGTTGCTGGAAGTGTAGTCCAAGATGTACCATTATATTTTTCAGTTACATCTGTATAACCGCTACCTCCAAAAACTATTCCATCAGAAACAGTAGGTATTGCTGAACCACCTAAAGTTCTAACGGTGTTTAAATTTCCACCACTAGCCCAAGCTGCGGCTGTAATTGTATTAATTGATTTATTAAATTGTTGTGTTTTATTTTGTCCTGGTGACGGTCCACTCATTATATTTATTGCCGCTGTAGTAGTTCCAGCACACACACCACTTGATCCTTGTGTTCCCATGTCTGCTCCTAAATCAGTAAAAGATGTTCCATCAAATTCTAAAGTTTCTGCTACTCCACCAGAAGGGTTAAATCCTCCCCAAAAAATATATGCACTATCACTTGTTCCTGCAGTTCTTCCTCCTCTAATCGCTTGAGGTAAAGCTACTCCCGCAGTAAAAGATGATCCATCATAATTTTCTACTACAGATTCTTTAGCTGAAGGACCCTCTCCTCCACACGCTGCAGCACTTGTTTGTGTGCCAGCTCCACCACCAATATTATATCTAGCTGTACTTAAAGTACCACCAGATGTCCAAGCCGAACCAGTATACTCTTCAGCTCTATTTAATCTTCCAGGTGGAATTGGATTACCATAACCACCAATATTTAAACCAGCAGTTAAAACACCATAACCTGCTGCCGTTCCTCTTCCTGTAGTAGGCAT